CTTTATCGAGATCGACGGTATCACACGAAACCCTGAGAATAGACCCAGCAGTTCCTTGTTCAATTTTCTTTCGTGAAAGTTTAACACGTGTGTTGTTATTCAAACCACGAAATCCTTCATTAAATCCGGTGATACGATTTCCCTGAGAAGTTTCATAAAGAGTGAGAGTGTGGATAATGTTATTGACACCTGGACACACGCCACCGGCTGTAAGAATTCCAATGTTCATTTGATACTTATAGTAGTCTCTCTTTTATATATCTTCCGAGTAGAAACCCGATGACGTTTGTTAAATTTTCTCCAACTGAATAATGCCACGTGTGGACTTGAGAATTTTGGATGCCGAATATTTTATCTATAAAGTTTTCATACTTAGGTGTTCCAGCGTACACATGACGATACCAAAGAGGCGTCTCTTCGTCAGACTTGGATAAACATCCTCCAAACTTCTGGACTAGATCCGGGCGCATTGAGAGCCAATATTCAAATATTTCCCATATCACACCTAAAGTAATCCAAAACCAGAATTGTTTAGGGTACATCGCACCCAAAAGCATGTAAAGGAGTAAATGTCCATATTGGAACCCATAAAACTCCGTTCGATAACACCCCTTTGTATCCTTTTTACACGAACACTTGTTCGCATAAGCGAAAAACCATAATGTAAATAATAGGATGACGGCTATCATTTATATAATGTGTAGATATATTTCATGATGTTTAGATAAGCTTATTGTTGTTCCTACGATTAACCATCTTATCAAGACCAAGAAGCTCGATGATCTGACCGATGAGAATGAACTGTTGAGTCATGACTACAACCTTGGCGGTGTTTGTCTTTGGTGAGTAGTCGCCGTAGCCTACCGAAGACATCGTAGTAAATGAAAAATAAAAGGGGTCTATAACACCATTCTCAAATCCAAAAGCGGTCGGATCCGCACGGTGAATCGCCGCATAAATGAGACCATATAGGAGGGTAACGACAAGAATAGGGAGAAGTTTCATCAACATTTATAGTATCCTGAGAAATTTTACACAGATTCCATTCGTTCTAGTTCGTCTACATCTCTACTTTTTCGTTGTGTCTTAAACCCCTTGAGCCATCTATTGACTGCACGTCTCGAGGAACTCACTGATGCTGCATCATCACTCACAACAATCGAGAGACCATTACACACGTCAGGCTTATTTTCTTTCTCCGGAAATTGAAGAAGAAACGCTTGAATAGATATAGCTGGGATATCCGGAGCATCATCCAATAATTTGTCATACTCTTCACGTGACTTCATGATGAAATCAACGACATTTCCCCGATGTTTGATGTCCAAAGACATTTCCATATCTATCGATCTATAGAACTTAGACCAACTTACGCACATAGCCGAGTGTGCTTCTGACAGAGGAAGACTTTGACTAAACTTACTTATGGAACTGAGAATACCGGCTATGACGTTCAAAAACGCAAAGAAATACTGGACGATCATGATACGTGTTTTAGTTTCTGAAGACACACCATCATTACCACTCGGATTAAGAACGGCGAATCCACCTACACCGGTAATCGACGCAATTATAATTGACGGATAGGCCAACCAGTCGTTTTGTTTTTTATAGTACAATCTCGCATGGTTGTGTAGCCAGCGATATCCAGCGGCTTTCTCTGCCCATTTTATTAGTAGCTTCTCCTGTTTCTCACACCATTCACAGTGTTCGTCTTGCTTTTGAACACTCATGGACTTAAATTACACGGATAAATTTTTAGCACATTCCCTGGCTAATCGGTCCACAGCTTCGTTCTGGGGGTTTCCGTTGTGTGCCTTTACCCATTTCCATTCGATTATGGTAAAACGTTCTCTTAATTTGTCGAGTGCAACCCAAAGTTCTCTATTCTTAACATCACCACCTGAAGAAGTCTTCCATCCGTTCTTCTTCCAGTTGTGAATCCACGAAGTTATTCCCTGCTTCACATAGTTGCTATCAGTAATTATACACACTTGTGTTTTATTTAGCTGTACACAATGTTCGAGAGCTTTTACTATAGCTGTCATTTCCATCACATTGTTGGTCGTATTTGGTTTCGCACCACAGAGTTTAAAGTCTTCACTTATGGCGGCCCATCCACCACGCCCAGGGTTTCCGAGACAACTTCCATCCGTGTAGACTTCGTACATGAAATTATATATGAGTTATTTTCTAAGTAAGTAATAAAATGGGTAGTCCTATGAACATGGCGATTGGTGTTGCGATGCTTTGTTGTTCGGCGTCATGTATGTATTCTATGTTTGGAGGTGGAGGTGGAGGTGGTGGATTTGAGGGTGGATTTATGAGAGGTCTCACAAATCCTGTAGGAGCTGTAGGAGATCTTATAGGTCTTGCTCAGGGCAAACCACGAGGTAACACGATACAACAAGCTGGCTCTGAAACGGAATGTAAAATGAAATGTGGTGGACCAGAAGGATGTGAAAAGGGAAGAGCGGACCATGCCGCCGGAACAACCCCACCTGAACGAGCGGATTACTGGGCGTGGTGCTCAGGTGTTCCAAATGCAACTATAACAGAAACATCTAAAGAAAAGTTTGGTCAGGCCTGTTGCCCTATTTAATTTCTAAGTAAGTAATAAATGCAAAATTTCGCACCCATGTTAATGTTAGTTTGCTGTGTATGCTGCCTCTCCTCATCTATTAAGGCGGGCAACGGTATTCCAACTACACCACAGGCTTCTTCAGCGAGTAGTATTGCTCTCATGGGTATGTTCACTAAAATGCTTATGGGTGGTATATTCTAAAACCTTTTAGGAGTCCCCTAATACCGATTTTCAATTTTTATCTTATATAAAAAAAAGTGTTTCATTCAAAATATATGGAGCGTCTCGCTTTATGTTCAAAAATTTTATATGATTATGACATTTTAGAAAAACAAAAACGAATTAATGAACTTGAAAAAAAGTTAGAAAACCCTAAAATGCGATTTGAAACATACGAAGAATGGGAAAAATATAAAGAAAAAATATTTGAAGATATTGGCTCTGTACTCAAGAAATGTATTGAGGATGACGAATTTGAGTATCACCATATGTCACATCTTGGTATTACATTTAGACAAGAAGATGTAATACGTGATTGTATTTATTCAAATTTACATAAATGTACTAAAAATTCTTTCTGGAGTGAAAAAATAACTGACGATGTTATGCATAGTCTAAATACAATGATAAACACACTTCAAAATGTAAATTTATGGGATTATATACACGAAACACAACGTTCTAAAGGTATCACCGAACTTGTATACAAACATATTACATGGTTTCTCGGTGACGGCACACATTCAACAAATGTTCTAGATGAACTTCCTGAATTTGAGTGTAAAAAATGTCATAAAATTGAGGGTTACATAACCGAAGAAAATTTATGTTTTTCGTGTGATAAACATTAAGTCCAACCGAATTTTTCAATTTTAAAAATTGTGTGGTTTCAATTTTTAAAATTTGAATTTTTAACGATATTTATTAAAATACTTCGTATGAGTATTTAGTTGGAGAAGGCGAGGCCACCCATACCGGACTGGATACGGAGGACGTTGTAGTTGGTCGCGAACATGTGCATGTTGGTCGCGTCGTTAAGGGTATTAGCGACAACCTGGACCTGCGCATTGTCGATGCGGGAGAAGTTGCAAGTGCCTGTGGGCTGATGCTCCTCGGGCTTAAGGGCAAATGAGTAACTGTACACACCGGGGTATGGGGAACCAGTGTGGTGGTTGTAGGGCTGGACCTGGTTGAAATACTTACCCTTCTGTTCCTTGAAACGGTCCTGGCCGTTGAGGATAAGCTTGAAGGTGTTGAGGGGACCGCAGACATCCTCGACGAAGCGGGTGTCACCACCGATCTCACCGACGGCAAGGAGGGGCGCGCCAGTGCTGGAGGTGGAGACGAAGGCATTGCCGACCTCGATGGAGTCGGGGTTGGACTCGAACACAATGTTGGCGGCAACGGAGGCGTTGGAGAAGTTCCACAGGGTGTTCTTGTTGGTGGCGGCATTGGAGAAGCACCACACAAGCTCCTTAACGGGGTGGTTGTAGGAGAGGCGGACCTGCTTGGTACCGTTGGAGGTGACAGTGTCAGTGCCGGTGTGCTGAACCTGCTCAATGAGGTACTCGTGACCTTTCTGGGCAAAACGCCTACGCTCCTCAGTGTCGAGGTAAACGTAATTAGCCCAAACCTTGAAGGTGTCGGTGTTAAGGAAGGTGTTGAAATCGGACGCTAAATCGAAATCAATGCGTACCTCGTGGTACTGCAGGGCAATTAGTGGGAGATAAAGACCGGGATTGCGGTTAAAAAAGAAAATTAAAGGAAGGTAGACAGTCTTGCCGGTACCCGCGGTGGTCATCTTACCCCAAGTGGCCTTCTTGGACTCGTCAAGGTAAAGCTCGGAGTAGAGCCTCCACCACTTCTGGTAGTGCTTGTCAACACGCTGTCCACCCACTGATAATTCTACGGAGGAAATTGCGCGCTCGGCAACGAAGTTGCAGTCACCAGCATCCGCGGTGCGGGTGGTGGCGATCGCCGACTTGAGCTCGATGTACATGTCACCTACGAGATCACCGTTGCGGGCAATAGTGACGGAGACGCGGCCGGAGTTGGCGGCAGTACCGTTGACGGTCTGCTCGATGTTCTCCATCGCGAAGTTAGTGTGGCGCTTGTATTTCGCCTGGAAAAAAGTTACCTCAGGGTTACCAGTAAGGTAGACATCCTGGGCACCGTACGCTACGAGTTGCATGAGACCGCCGGCCATTTTGAGAGTTGTTGTACTATAAGCAGAGAAAATAATTTTGGGTAAAGTGCGAAATTTCGCATACGAAATTTCCTCAACCTATCATAAATGTCCACGCAGCCTGATGAAAATGAGATTGAAGAAGGTGAGATTGTAACTGATGACGAGACCGAGGAGGAAATTGAGGAGACCGAGGAAGAGGTGGACGATGACCTCATGTTCGAGGATGACGGGGTAGACCTTCCCACACTGATGACTTCCCTCCTCGCCACTGAGGATGGTGACACTGTGTGTAGCGCTCTGGTGGGCATCTCCCAGCAACTTCAGATGCAAAACAAAATTCTTATAAAGATTTTGAGCGAGTTGAAAAATTAATTAGAGAGAAAAATTGTAAATAGTATAATTATGGAAGGTACTCACTTCATCGACAAGGAACCGAATCAGTATGAAGCACTCGCTGAACTACTAAAGATGGATATTCAGTCGATGAATGAAGATTCAATTAACAAAACAACAGCATCCTACGAAAAATATTGGAGTCTAACTTCAGAAGATTTCACAACTGCTCGAAACTTGGGGTACAGGCAGTTCGTTCACCGTGACTTCTGGGAGAATGGTAATCCCAATCCATCTAAAATAGACATCCTGGCTATCAAGGGTGTCCGTGAAAAACAACGTGAATATCTCGTGAATCTAAAGAATCATGCTAAGAATCTCGGTCTTCATAAGAAACGGAACGATGATGGATACACCGTCGTTGACCGAATTCATAACATCTTGAAACAGTTGAAGGATGGATACGACAACATTCGACGTCACTACATGTCTTATGAGCGAGTTGTCAACAAGACAGCCGAGCCTCTGGTCAGGTCAATTTTCGATCCGTCCACTGTATCTGAGGATGACGCTGATAGTGTTTCACCCTTTCAGAAATGTCTCTTACTCGTCCTTGATGAACTTTACAAAGCAGGGTATCGTAGGTACAAGGGATATTGCTGCGAAGAAATTAAGACTATCGAGCGCTACAGGACGAGGGCATGGTCCCCCAAAATGACGATCGAGGAGTTTGTTTACTCTCTCGCACAGAAAGATGACGACTTTAACAACTGGAAGAACTTCACGAGTAAGGGAAGCACTTTTAGGGAAGTCATCGACAACATCTCGAAGTGCATCGATTCTCAATTTCCCGCTATCGTTAAGAGGAGGCACGTGTGGTCTTTCAAGAATGGTGTTTTTGTCGGTAAGGAATGGGACCCTAATCTGGGTTCTTACAAGTGCAGCTTTTACCCATACACCAGCAAGGAGTTCGCCTGTCTCGATCCCACTATTATTGCCTGTAAATATTTCGACAAACAATTTGATGACTTTTCCCATATCGAAGACTGGACAGAGATTCCTACACCCTGGTTTGATTCGATCCTAGAATATCAAAACTTTGAGAAGGAGGTTTGTAACTGGTGTTATGTTATGGGTGGACGTCTGTGCTTCGACGTAGGTGAACTGGACACCTGGCAGGTGATTCCCTTCTTCAAAGGTATTGCGCGCTCTGGTAAGTCTACCCTCATCACAAAGGTATTCAAGAAGTTCTATGAGAATGAGGACGTAAAGACACTCTCAAATAATATTGAAAAAAAGTTTGGTCTCTCATCCATCTATGACTCTTTCATGTTCATCGCCCCTGAGGTGAAGGGTGACCTCGCCCTCGAACAGGCTGAGTTCCAGTCTATTGTATCAGGTGAGGATGTCAGCATCGCCGTGAAGAACAAACAAGCTCTCTCTATTGAATGGAAAACTCCAGGTGTTCTGGGTGGCAACGAGGTTCCTAACTGGAAGGATAACTCTGGCTCTGTTTTGCGTCGTATTCTTCCATGGAACTTTAGCCGTCAGGTTCTCGAAGCAGACCCCCAGCTCGATGGAAAACTCGAACAAGAACTTCCTATTATTCTGTTCAAATGTGTCAAGGCATACATCGACTATTCAAACAAATACAGAGACAAAGATATATGGAACGTCGTACCTGAGTATTTCAAAACTATCCAAAAGCAGGTGGCGATGGTGGCAAGCTCACTCATCCACTTCCTCGAGTCTACGAACATCGAATTTGGTAAGGGAGAATACGTCCCTCAAAATCTATTCGTAGCAGCCTTCAATACGCATTGCAGGGCCAACAACTTGGGCCAGCACAAATTTCATCAGGACTTCTATGCGGGTCCTTTCAGTTCCTATAAGATTGAAGTTCGAAACGAGTCTGTATCCTATCGTGGAAGGCAGTACCCCCTTCAGCCGGTTATTTTTGGTCTTGACCTCGTAGATGAACAACTCGTAACCGGCACCAACCACTAAAAAAATCCTTACTAATAGTAATATGAGCCAGTCGGTCAAAGAATTTGTCAGGCAGTCTGGTGTGGACGTACGAAAAAGTCCTGACTATAACTCTAATAATAATTTTGCTCGAGAACTCGAGATGGAAATGGAAAGAGCCGAGCGCGCCAACGCAGCGGAACGCATGGCTCGTAGAGAAGCAATTGTAAGAGGCCAACAGTTTTTCCGTGAACCCACTCGACCCGAAATACAACGAAGGCGTCCCGCTCCTCTCGAAAATGAATTTGCGGATGTCAATATTAACAAGTTGGTAAACAACGCATTGAGAGAACCCATAGATACGAGCGAGTTTAACGAGCTACCTCCAATCAATGAGGCTGCGTTTGAAAAAGCTCTCACCGAGATGAATCCAGCCATGGTCAATGAATTCAGTGACCTATCCATCCTCGAGATTTCCCCACTAAAACCTGGTATGTTTAACGCCGGAGTTGATAGTGGCTACGGACAAAAAGATGTCGTCGTTAATCTCAAACAAATCATCGCCAAAAGACCCCTTGCTAAAATGCAAATCGTAGAGGGTCTTTATATAGAAACTCTGGAAATGGTGGGTAGATATGGTCAACAACAGGTTGCCCTTAGACACACACGTAATTTGGGTCTCAAGGGTAGTATGAACATACCCCTCGTGACTGTAGAGTTTAAGATGATAATATCTAACGACAAGGGTGAGAGTAGTGGAGTGAATGTAAACATTTACAAAAACGGAAAGATTCGCTTTTCGGGTGGATTTTTAGTAAGTCATCTTTTGAGACAACCAGAGCTTATTCGTCGCTACGTAGTTGATAACTACACGACGAAGGAACCGTTTTTCTACAATCCCATCCAGTTTAATAATCTGAGTGGTCAGTTTAACATTAACGGTGTGTTCAACATGGAAAGAATTCGGCCTAAATTTGAAAAGTATGGTAGAGTCAACTACGAACCAGAACTTTCACCTATTATGTATGTCACCATGAACGGATACACATTGAACATAACTAAATCTGGTAATATACAGATTATAGGTGCTAAAAATACAGCCATTCTTGAAAATGCGTACAAAGCCAACTCTCAATTAATTCGACAGTTCATTATTGGTGAGGATATTGTCATCAAGAAAGTTAGAATGTCTCCCAAGCGTAAGGCAAAGCCCAAGGCAAAGCCCAAGGCAAAGCCCAAGGCAAAGCCCAAGGCAAAGCCCAAGATGAAACTGACTAACAATCAAATAAACGCACTCAAAATTGATGGTAAGAGGTGCGAACGTATGGGGAGGGCAGAGGGGAGGGCAGAACTTGTCGATTTAGCGAGAAAGATGGGGGTTGTCAACTTCAGAACAAAGACGAGGGACGGAACTAGGGATGCGACCAAGTTGGAAATTTGTGACAGGATCAGGAAAATTTCCGGTCAAAAAGTGGCAACTTTCAAAAACGTGAATAAAAAGAAGAACACGAAACTCAGTGGAACCGCCGAAACTTTCAGGGTTGGTGGTAAGATTTGTTCCACGGAGAAGAAGGATGAACTCATCCGCATCGCTAAGATTCTTAAAATTCAACTCGATGATAAAGAGACAAAGAAAACAATTTGTCAAAAGATAGAGAGGGTTCGCAACAATCTATCGAAACCCAAGCCTCCTCCTCCACCCAAGCCTACGAAGAGGAAAATCCAACGGAACAAAAAGGCTGAAGCCGTGACTAAGAAGATGCAGGCGAGAGCGAAGAGGGTTGGTATAGACGAAAACTCTATTCGTCGTGACCTCACCAAGGAATTTGGTCGTTCATGGATGAACCGTTACAAACCAAATCTCAACCAGGATGTCAAGAATGTTAAAAATGCCATCTCACGTGTGGGACGTAACAATCGTGATAAGTCCCTCGGTTTACCTAGAAAGATGGTCGTCGATAAAATTAAGAAACAAATGGTGAGCAACTGGAAGATGCAGAGGAGAAGGGAGCTCGAGAAGAACTATCTCATAAAGTCTGCGAACGTCACGGGTATTCCCTATAATTTACGAAACAATTACCGCCGTGCAGCAGCGAATTATATCATGAACCAAAAGAAAGCCCCAACAGATAGGAAGATGGCGGAATACAGAAAGTATTGGTTAAAGTTTAGGGCCAACGTAAATGCAAATGGGAACGCACGACGAACTGTTGGTGCGGCTCGAGCTCGGGTTGAAAAGATATAATCACGGTGTGCGAGTCGATGACGACACGAGGGAATGGGGAACACAAAAAAATTCGTGGATGGAAATGGCTCGAGAAGAACTTCT